GGTGGGCAAGAAGGTGGCCTTTCTTTTCTAGATACAGGCCCAAAAACCGCACTAAACTGACATGAGCGAAAGTGAGCAGACCTCCGTGGAACTGTCGGCCATCTGCGAGTGGCTGAACCTTTCCAAGTCTCGCATCAGTCAACTGAAGGACTTGGGCATCATCACGACCTCCGGCAAGAACTCTTATCCGCTCCAGGCGAATGTGACTGCATACATCCGGTATCTCCAGAAAGGAAACTCCGGACAGACTCAAGTGAGTGACGGCGATGAGGTGACGGGCGATGACTACCATCGGCATCGAGCGAGACTCTACAAGGCCAGGGCGGATGCCGCAGAGTTGGAAGCGGCACAGTTGCGTGGTGACCTTCACGCATCGTCTGCGGTGGAGGATGTCTGGATTGACATGATTGCGTCAGCCAGGGCGAAACTACTTTCAACACCGACCAGGATTGCGGCCAGCATCCAAGGCGTGACCGACATCGGTGAAATCAAAAACAAAGTCGAGGAGTCTATCTTCGAGGCACTCAATGAACTCACAACCTACGACCCTTCCAGAGTCACTCTGCAACCTATTTCGCAAAATCAGTCAGAGGTGGAAGCCACCACCGAAACTGACTGTGAGCAAATGGGCTGACGCTTACAGATACCTTTCAAGCGAAGCGAGTGCCGAGCATGGTAAGTGGGATACCCGCCGTGCGGAGTATCAGCGTGGAATCATGGATGCCATCAGCGACCCGACAACCTCGGAGGTCATCGTGATGACATCGGCCCAGATTGGTAAGACGGAAATCATCAACAACACAGTCGGCTACTTCATCGACCAAGACCCGTCTCCGGTGCTGGTGCTACAGCCAACCATTGGGATGGCCGAGTCGTGGAGCAAAGACCGCCTGGCTCCGATGATTCGTGACACCAAGCGGCTGACCTACAAGGTTGCCGACCCGAAAGCCAAGGACTCCGGCAACACAGTTCTTCATAAGGTATTCGCCGGAGGTCACATCACTATGGCTGGAGCGAACAGTCCGGCATCGCTGGCATCACGCCCAATCAGAGTTGTCCTGGCTGACGAACTTGACCGCTATCCGGCATCGGCTGGAACGGAAGGTGACCCGCTGTCCCTGGCTATCAAGCGAACCAACAATTTCTGGAACCGAAAAATCGTCATCACATCTACGCCGACTGTGAAGGGCTTCAGTCGTATCGAGATGGCTTACAACGAAACCGACCAGCGTAACTTCTTCATCCCGTGTCCGAGTTGTGGCGAGTTCCATGTCCTCCGGTGGGGTAATGTCGTGTGGGCGAAGGATGACCCGAAATCTGCGGAGTTCGTGTGTCCGTCATGCGGCACGAAGTATAATGACGCACAGAAGAACGCCATGATTCGCAAGGGCCGCTGGCAAGCCACGGCTCCTTTCAAGGGCAAGGCAGGATTCCATCTCAACGAACTCTATTCTCCCTGGCGTAGACTCCATGAGACTGTCTCGGAGTTCCTGGCATCGAAGCCGTATCCGGAGCGTCTACAGGTTTGGATTAACACCGCACTAGGAGAGACCTGGGATTCCGGCGGTGAGGTTCTGAACGAGAACGAACTGATGGAGCGGCTGGAGAACTACTCGGCTGAAGTTCCATCCCGTGCCTTGTATCTTACGGCTGGCGTGGACACGCAACAAGACCGCCTGGAGTGTGAGGTTGTCGGGTGGGGTTCCGGTGAGGAAACCTGGTCGATTGATTACTCGGTGTTCCACGGAGACCCAGACATTCCGGAAGGCCAGGCTGGTTCGCCCTGGACGCAACTGACTGACCACCTCCGCAAGACTTGGAAGCATGAGTCCGGCGTGGAGTTAGTCATCAACCGGACTTGCATCGACACGGGCGGCTCCAACACGCAATCGGTCTACAACTATGTGAAGCGTCACAAGGGCCAGAACATCTTCGGCATCAAAGGTGTCGGCGGTGAGAACCTCCCTATCGTTGGTAGTCCCAACCGGAAGCGGAGCGGAACTGTCCGCAGACCCATCGACCTCTACCCCGTGGGCGTTGACCAGGCCAAGAGCATCGTGCTGAAGCGTCTGAAGATTACGGAGCAGGGTGCTGGCTACTGCCACTTCCCGTCTACCCGTGATGTGGATTACTTCCGGCAACTGACATCGGAAAAGATGGTGACGAAATATGTGAAGGGATTCCCTCGGAGGGAGTATCACAAACTAGATGGACGGCGTAACGAAGCACTCGACTGCCGAGTCTATGCGTTCGCCGCCTGGTTCATGTCCATCCCTCAACTCGACAAGGTGGCATTCCGTATCAAGCAGATGAAGGAGCAGTTACCAGATAAGAAGGCCGAGCCGGAGGTCGAAGCACCGCTCGTCAGCGAAACAGTCGCACAAGACCAGAAGCCAGAAAAGATGCAGAATGACCGCAAACTTTTGAAGCCAAAGCGTCCACGCTCTGGTGGATACCTCAACTCATGGCGTTCATAATTTCCGGCGAGACCTTTAATCAGTCTTATCGTTTCACCGCCCAGACTGCCGTTGCTCGCTTCGCTGGCCCATCGCAACATAGCGTTGCCGGAGTCCAGGAAGCAGGAGAATGGAAGTTCACCATCCAGACGGAGGGTTGGCCTGCCGGATTGTATTGGCTAGAAATCTTTGCGGAGGACGCACTTGGAACCAAGTTCGCCGTCATCCGTGAGCGACTAGAGGTCAAGCCATCCCTGGCTCAACTGCCGGAGGATTCGACCACGCCAACCGAGCGGATGGTTCAGATGATTGAAGCGTGTCTGGCTGGCAACGCATCCCAAGGCGTTCAGTCTTACAAGATTAACAACCGAGAACTGAACCGCTACTCCATCAGCGAACTGCTCAAACTGTTGGGCTACTATAAGAATCGTCTCTCGATGGAGCGAAGAACGGCTCGCAATCAATCACCTCTTGGCCCTTCAATTCGCTTTCGATTCTAATGGGACTCTTTGATTTTCTCAAGCGAGGTGCGATTCCTCCTGCCAAGCCGAAAGGTCAACCGACTGTTAAGGTTCAAGCATCCGGAAAGCGGATGTTCGATGCCGCCAAGTCCGGACGGCTTGAAGGGAATTGGTCTGCGTTCCCTACCACGCCGGACGCTATCGTCTACCAGGAGTGGATTAAGATTGTCGCTCGCTCCCGTGAGCAATGCCAGAACAACGACCACGCTCGCAAGTTCGTGCAGATGGTTCGTGATAATGTGGCAGGGCCGAATGGCTTCATGCTTAACGGCCAGGTCAAAGACCCTAACGGCAAGGCCGACATCGTTGCATCCAAGGCCATCGAGATGGCTTATGAGCAATGGAGCAAGAAGGGCAACTTCGATACCAGCGGCAGTTTGAGCCGTGTCGATGCCGAGCGTCTGGCCGCAGGAACCTGGGCACAAGACGGCGAGTTCATCTTTGTCATCCGGTATGGCGAACAGGCAGGGCCGTATGGATTCGCAGTTCAACCGATGGATGCGATGTTCCTGCATCCGATGCACTTTGAGAAGTTGCCGAACGGAAACCAAATCCGCCACGGCATCGAGTTCAATAAGTATAATCGTCCGGTCAACTATTGGTTCAAGATTCAAGACGAACTTCAAATCGGCTACACGATTGGCTTCGGTCAGCACTACGAAGTTATTCCTGCCGAGAATGTCATCCATTGTTTCGTGCCAGAGTTGGTCGGCCAGAAGCGTGGACTGCCGCAGACCCGCACCGCTCTCTGGCGTATGAAGATGCTCCAGGGCTATGAGGATGCCGCCGTCACTAACGCCCGTGTCTCCGCCGCATCGATGGGCTTCTTCCGTGACCCAGACGCTGACCCAGAAGCGAATGAAGATTTGCCGATGGAAGCAGAGCCAGCCACCTTCCACAACATCGGTAACAAGGACTTCGTGTCCTGGACTCCGAACTATCCGGCTGGTGAGTTCGAGCCGTTTATGAAGTCGTGTCTCCGGTCTATCTCCTCCGGCCTCGGCGTGTCCTACAACAACCTTTCTTCTGACCTCACCGATGTGAACTTCTCCTCCATCCGCCAGGGTGCGTTGGATGAGCGTGAAGTCTGGAAGGGTGTCCAGCAATGGATGATTAATGCCTTCTGCGTTCCGCTCTATGAGAAGTGGCTTCAGTATGCTTTGCTGACCGACAAGATTACCATCAACGGAAAGCCGCTCAAACTTGAACGCTTGGAGAAGTATAAGGGTGTGGAGTTCCAAGGCCGTAGGTGGGCATGGATTGACCCGTCCGCAGATGTTGCCGCCGCAGAGAAACTGCTGGCACTCAAACTCCGGAGCCGCACCAGCATCATGCAAGAGATGGGCCAAGACGCAGAAGATACCTGGGCAACCATCTCCCGTGAGCAGGATGAGATGGACAAACTCGGTGTCGTTCCGGAAGCCACCGCTGGCTCTCCTGCTCCTCCTCGTCAGCCAGCACCGACTCCTCCAGCGAAGTAATCGCACAAGATTAACTTTGAACCAGGAGTAGAATACAGCGAACGAATGGACAAACTCCAACAGTTCAAGAAGGCAACGCTCAAGCGTTCGTTCCTCATTGATGCCAAGCCGAACCTAGAAGATAGGACTGTCGAGTTGGCTTTCAGTTCTGATGTGGAACTTGTCCGCTGGGCTGGCATGGCCGAAGTCTTGAGTCACGCACCTGGTGCTGTTGACCTTACTCGCCTAAACAATGGTGGCCCTTTACTTTTCAACCATGACATTAACGAAGTCATCGGCGTAGTCGAAAACGCCCGCATTGACGCTGACGGCAGAGGACGAGCGGTAGTCCGCTTTTCCCGTTCTGACGATGGCGAAGAAGTGTGGCAAGATGTGCAGGATGGTATCCTCCGCTCCGTCTCCGTTGGTTACAGAGTCAATGAAATCGTCCTAACCGGAGAGCATGACGGCATTGAAGTTTATACCGCTACCAAGTGGGAGCCGTATGAAATCAGCATCGTCACAGTTCCCGCCGACATCACAGTCGGACTAGGCCGCTCTATGGAAGAAGAAGTTGACGAGGAGACTCCCGCAGAAGTCCTCGAAACTAAAACGCCGGAAGCAGAAACTCTGCTGAAGGAAATCTGTGAACCAACCCCCCCCCCTATCTCCCTAACTACTATGTCCGAAACCAAGTCCGATGGCATTGCCGCTGAAAAGAGCCGCTCTGACATCATCCTCAACGCTGGCGAAAAGTATAACGAAGTCGCTCTGGCTTCCGAGTTCGTTCGCTCCGGCAAATCCGCTGACGAGTTCAAGACCGCCCTGCTTGAAAAAGTCCAGGCCCGTCAGTCCTCCGTTCAGACCTCCGCCGCCAAAATCGGCCTCACCGACAAGGAGTCCCGTGACTTCTCGATGGTCAAACTGTTCCGCTCCCTCTCCGAGCCGCAGAACAGCAAGGCCCGTGAAGAAGCCGCCTTTGAACTCGAAGCGTGTGCCGCCGCCGCTGACCGCTCTGGCCGCTCGCTGAAGGGCACTCTCATCCCGTTCGATGTCCTCTCGGTTCGTAACACGAACACGATTTCGGACACCATCGCTACCACGGGTTACACCGGAACGGGTAAGAACCTCGTTGCTACCAACCTCCTGTCCGGCTCGTTCGTGGATGCTCTCCGCAACAAGACTGTGCTGATGCAGAAGGCAACTGTCCTCGCCGGACTCGTTGGCAATGTCGATATTCCGAAGCAGACCACCAAGACGAGTGCCACCTGGATTGGTGAAGATTCGTCCGCCGTCCAGAGCGACATCGACTTCGGTCTGATTTCCCTCCGTCCCAAGACGCTGGCCGCTCGCTCGGAAATCACCCGCCGTCTCCTCAATCAGTCGAGTCTCGGTGTTGAAGCCCTTGTCCGTGATGACCTCGCCAAGTCCCTGGCTCTCGCCCTGGACTACGCTGGCTTCTACGGCGATGGCTCCAGCAACGCTCCCATCGGCATCAACGCCACCAGCGGTATCGGCTTCAAGGGCTTTGCGGCCACGAATCCGACCTTCGCTGAACTCGTTGAGATGGAAACTGCTGTGGCTCTTGAGAACGCTGATGTCCAGAGCATGGCCTACATCGCTGGTGCTGGCTTCCGTGGTTACGCCAAGTCCACCAAGAAGTTCGCTTCTACGGGTGCTGACGCTACCATCTGGGAATCCGGTAACATGGTGAACGGCTACGAAGCCGTGACCACGAACCAGGTTGCCGCTGGTGATGTGTTCTTCGGTGATTTCTCCTCGCTTATCTGTGCTATCTTCAGCGGCGTGGAAGTCATCGTTGACCCCTACACGAACTCGGCTTCTGGCCGTATCCGCCTGGTCTCGATGCTGGATGCCGACTTCGGTGTCCGCCGTGCCAAGTCGTTCGTTGTTGGTCGCATCGACTAATCCTCAAATCGAGAGAACTATCGAGGGTGTGGCTTTACAGCCACACCCTCTTTCTTTTTAGTAACCAGACAAGCCAATGAAGATTAAAGTGATTCAGCCCTGCGTCATCGAGAAGAAGCAACGGAAGATTGATGATGTAGTCGATGTGCCGGATAAGATGGCCCGTGACCTAATCTCGATGGAAAGAGCCGTGCCGCATCGTGACGCTCAACCTGTGACCGCTCCGGCTCCCGCTCCGGTGGCAGTCCAGCAACCCAAGCACAAGAAGTAACATGGGCTTCGAGGACTTCTCGCCTTTCTTTGCTGGCCTGGATGTGACCAAGGCGGTGTTCATCACCGACAAGGGAAACAGGGAAGTGCCTTGCTACTTCGATAATACCTACATCGACACCAACATCGGTGAGGCCGTCATGGATACCACGGCTCCACGCATCACCTGTGTGATGGAGGATATCCGGTTCCTCAAGAAGCCATCGGAGTTCCGTGGCATGATTGTCATCGTCCGTGATATTAAGTATAGCGTCATCAAGGTGGACGAAGAAGGCACGGGCCTGGCATCAATCTCCCTGGCCCATGAGGAAAATGAGTGATGGCGAAGTCTGCCAGAGAGTTAAGCATTGAGGAGTTGGCAACCGCCTATGGCTTGTCAAAGGCGAACACGAAGTCTGCTATTCAGTATGCCTCAAGGGATACTCTCCAATGGGGAAACAAGGAATCAGCAAAGGGTTTGGCTAACGAGTTAGACCTTCCTTATCCTACTATCCGCAAGCGTATGCGGTTGAAAGTGTCAGAGAGTCGAGGCCGACTCTGGTATGGTTTCAACACTCTCGACCTAAAGTTCGCAAACCCAACGCAGTCCGGAGATGGAGTCAACGCCGCTGGCAAGCATTACTCCGGAGCGTTCATCCTTCCTTTCGCTGAAGGCCGTGTGTTCCGCCGCAATGGTCGGCTTGGCGTGATGTCATCCGGAAGATACAAGGGAAAGACCCGTGAACGCATCGAAAAAATCAAGATGCCTATCGATGCCGAATCAAATGCCTATCTTGGAAAGTTCGTAGACCAAGCCAGGGCATATTTCATCGATAGACTTATCAAGCATTTAAGCGACCAAGCCGCCAACTCACAAGGACGCATCCGCCTTGATTACAACGGAGCCACGCTGGACATCGCCAAATCACTCGCACCAAGAATCAATCCATGAGCAATACGCCTACATTCGACCTCGCTACGCTTCATGCCAACATGAAGTCTGAAATCACCGCCGCCTTCCCAGAACTCAACAGCGTTGATTTCTATCCTCGGCCTGGTGAACGCATCACCACTCCGGCCATCTATTTCGAGTTGGACTCCATCGAAGTCTCTGCGACTCCGGACATGGGGACTGAACAGGTGATGACTTCGCTGACCTTCAACGCTTACTGCGTGGTGTCCTACAAAGGCACGGGCAAGTTGGCAACCAGGACGCTGGCGGCGAAGTTCATGCAATGGGTCAAAGGCCGTAGGTTCGGTCAGCAAATCGGCGTGGCCCAACCTGTCTCGGCTGACCCAGACCGCTTGGTCGGTGATGGCGGAAACGAGTATGAGGTTTTCCGTGTCATGTGGAAGCATGAGCCGTGCTACCTTGGCGAGTCCGTGTGGGACTTCTCCGGCGTAGTTCCCACCGAAGTGTTCCTTGGCTTCGACCCGCTTACGGGCCAGGCACACATCCAAGATTACATCAAAATCTTTCCCGAAACCCCATGATGACTTTCTCGCAGATTGCTGACCTCCATCGTAGGTTGGGCAATGTAGTCCGTGCCGGAAAGGTCGCATCGGTTGACCTGGCTACGGCTACTTGCCGTGTGGCTATCGGTGAACTTCTGACGGCTCCGCTTCCGTTCATCTCGACCAGGGCAGGAGATGACAGGACTTGGCATCCTCCGGAGGTCGGAGAGCAAGTCATCGTCCTGGCTCCTAGCGGAGAACTGTCCTGTGGCTTCGTCCTGGGCGGTGTCTATACCACGGCACATCCGGCTCCATCGGCCTCATCCGATATCAGCAAGATGGTCTATAAGGACGGAACGACTGCCACTTATGACAGGGCTTTGCATTCGCTTACCCTGGACATCCCGCACAGCGGCTCATCCCTCTCCATCACAGTCAACGGCAATGCCATCGTCCATGCCTCTGGGAACGCTTTGGTGGAGGCCGAAGGTAATGCCACCCTTTCGGCTGGTGCTGTCGGCAGAATCGAAGCGGGAACCCGTATCGACATCGTGGCTCCAGCCGTGTCCATCACCTCGACTGTAACTGTGTCCGGTGATGTCACCGCTGGTGGCAAGTCTTTGATTAACCATGTCCACGGCGGCGTTACCCGTGGCGGTGCTTCGACCAATCCTCCGGCCTAGTGAAACAGACGCACAAGACTTTTAGACCCTAAAACCATAGACTTCAGCGAATGAAGGGAACCGACTCGACTAGCGGAAAGAGTCTCTCTGGGATTGAACATCTGCGTCAGTCCGTCCGAGACATTCTCACGACCCCTATCGGGAGCCGTGTGATGCGGCGAACCTATGGCTCAACCTTGTTCACTCTGGTAGATGCTCCGATGAACAAGGGAACCATCATCGAGATTTATGCTTCAGTCGCTACGGCACTTAAGACCTGGGAGCCACGCATTGAGGTATCAAGCGTTTCGGTCAGCAAGGTTGATGTCGGAGCCATTGAAGTAACCCTGTCCGGAACCTACCTTCCGGAAGGCAAGACCATCACTATGGAAGGCATCATCGTTTCTTAAATGGCTACCTCCACTTATACCCCTATCGACCTATCTGCACTTCCGGCTCCGACTGTCGTTGAGTCCTTGTCGTTTGAGACTATCCTGTCGCAGATGGTTGCTGACCTACAAGCCAGGGACTCATCGTTCACGGCCCTGGTCGAAAGCGACCCTGCCTACAAAATCTTGGAGGTCTGTGCCTATCGTGAGTTGCTCATCCGCCAGCGAGTCAATGACTCCGCAAAGGCGGTCATGCTGGCCTATGCTATCGGTTCTGACCTAGACCACCTAGGCGGTCTGATGGGAGTCACTCGCAAGACCTTGGTTGCCGCTGACCCTGCCGCACTTCCTCCGGTAGAAGCGGTGATGGAATCAGACGATGACCTCCGTAAGCGAATCCAACTTTCCGTTGAAGGTCTTTCTACCGCTGGCCCTGTTGGTTCCTACATCTACCATGCTCTCTCGGTTACGAGCGTGAAGGATGTGGCGGTCAACAACCCTTCGGCTGGCGTTGTTCAGATTGTTGTCCTGGCTAACCGAGCCACCGGAATCCCTACCTCCGGAGAGTTGGCTGAAGTGTCCGCCGCTCTGAATGAGGAGCATATCCGTCCGCTTACCGATACTGTCCAAGTCCAGGCGGCTGATGTTCTGACCTATACTGTTACGGCTACCATCTTCGTCAACGCTGGCCCAGACGCTTCTACTGTTTTGGCTAACTGCAATGAGTCCATTGCCGACTATGTGGATTCGCAGTTCCGATTGGATAACGACATCAACCTTTCCGGTATCTACTCCGCTTTGCATATCGATGGAGTCACCAAGGTGACGCTCGCCGCACCTAGTGACAACATTGCCGTCACTTCCCTCCAGGCGGCTCGTTGCACCGCCATCAATCTGACTCTTGGATGAGCGACCTTCTGCCAATCAACGCCACACGGCAGGAGCGGTCATTGGCTCAAACCACCGCTCGCATTTCCGCTGTCGGCTGTCCGGTCAAAGATGTCTGGAATCCAGAGACCTGTTCTGCCGAAGTCCTTCCGTGGCTTGCTTGGGCCGTGTCCGTTACCTCATGGAACTCCGGTTGGACTGAACGCCAGAAGCGTAATGTCGTGGCGGCTTCCATCGAGAACCACCGCATCAAGGGAACTGTCGCATCAATCAAGGAAGCGGCGGCGGCGTTCGGAACCATCGACCTTACCGAATGGTGGCAGACTTCTCCGCAAGGAACCCCGTTCACCTTCACGGCTAAACTCTCACTCCCTTCGATTTCCTATGACCTCCAAGCATCCATCGTGGATGCTGTCTTGGCCTCGAAGCCAGCCCGTTGCTCCGGTGTTGTTGCTGTCGTGAACAATGCCGAATTGCAAATCGCTGTCGGTTGCTATTTAAGAGCCGCAACGCATACTAGGTTCAAAGCCACCCTTAATTAAAAATGTCTACCCTCAATCTCATTATCACCACCGCTGGTCAAGCGGCACTCGCCCAGGCGGGAACCCTTGGCCCTGTCGTTATCTCGAAGGTTGCAATCGGCTCCGGAACTTGGAGCGTCCCTCCAACTTCTGCCGCTACCGCACTCAATGCCCAGGTTAAGCAACTTGACCCGTCCGGCTCTGAAACTCCTGCTCCTGGTCTCATCCACATTACGGCAACCGATGGAACCACCGATGCCTATAATATCTACGAGATTGGTCTCTATACCAGCACCGGAATCCTGTTCGCCATCGCTGGCGGAACTACGCTCTTTCTTACCAAGGCCACGGGTTCCTCTGCCTTGTTCTCCGTTGACCTGGCTATCACGAATGTTCCGTCCGGCTCGCTGACCATCGGTGATACGGGATTCAGTTATCCTCCTGCTACCGAGACTTCGCTTGGCGTTGCCGAGATTGCCACTACTCTTGAGGTAATGGCTGGCCTGGATGATGAGCGTATCGTCACGCCGAAGAAGATGGCTGAATACTACGCCGCCAACGGCTCTGGCATCGCAACGGGTCTGGCGTTGGCTGATACGATTAAGACATTGATTGCCGCCGCAAAATGGGACACTTCTGCTGGAGACCCTCGATATACCCACTCGGCAACTTGGTATCTGACCACGGGTAAGACTCTCATCAGCGACACTTTCAATGTTCCTCTTGGTGAAGTCTGGGAAGTTCAATATGATGCTCCGCTTCAAGCATCGACAGACGATTGGACTGCATGGGCTTGGCTTGTTGATGGTGCGTTGAGTCAGTTGAGTCCGTTTGTTAGCACTAGTTCATTTAGCCAATTCAATGCAGGTGAAAGCGTGTCCAACACATTTAGCGAGAAACTTTCCGCAGGAACTCACACTATCACATTTAAGGTCGGAGGTTTCACGGCTGGCGGTGCGAGCGGCCCAGATGTCCTCGGCATCGGTTATGTTACGCCGTCTTATCGCATCATCCGCAAATATTCCGGTTCTGCCACCTCTAACCAGGTTCTCACCGGATACGCACTCAACGCAGTCGATAAGTCCACGCAGACGATTGCTGATTCTACCAACAGGGTTGCAACCTACACTTCGACTTGGTATCAAGCCGCCAACTATGTTGTGGCAACCGACTCGATTACTGTTCCTGTCGGACAGGTCTGGGACATCGAGTATGATTGGCCCATCGATGTTGTCGGCTCCGATAACTATGCAACGGCATGGATTTTGAATGGGTATCTGGATAGCAATGCGGCACTTAAGTCCTACATTGGAACGGGTTCTGTCGATGGTGTCTATCTCATCCCTAACCAATACAAGGTGACGCTACAGGCCGGAACGCATTCTGTTGTTTTCAAACACGCAATCTTCGGCGGCTCTGGAACTGATGCCGCCAAGTTTGGTAACAACAACAAGGTCATCCGGAAGTTCTCCTCTGCGGCAACCTCTGCTGGTATCGTAAGCAAGACCACCAACGGATATCAAATCCTGCCGAGCGGTCTCATCATGCAATGGGGAACGGGAACCTCTCTTGGAACCTATGGTGTCCAAACTATCACTTTCCCAATTCCATTCACCACCGCTTGCCTTCATGTGATGACTGTTGGAACTGCTTCAAGCAATGTTGCCAACGCACATGATGAAAATAATTGGAAGGTGTGCGTTTCTCCTGCTCCTACTGTCAACAACTTCCAATGCTTCAATGCTTGGAATGGAAGCCAAGGGACTGCAAACGCTCCGAAGTGGTTCGCCATCGGATACTAATCACATGGCCCTTGAACCTATCCAGCATAAGCGTGGGGACACCTTCTTCTTCCAATGCGACTTCGAGCCATCGGCTACCGGAGTGCAGTCCTTCGCTGGAATGACTGTGACTAGCCATGTGCAGACTAGCGATGGCATCCGCTATCCTGCCGTTGTGACGATGGCTGGTAACAACATGAGTTTCACAGTCGAGGTCGTTGCAACCGGAGAGTGGACGCTCGGCCCTGCGGAATGGGACTTCAAACTTCTCCTGGCTGACCAGCGTATCAAGCATACGCAGACCATCCCTGTTTCTGTCGTTAAGCAAATCACTCTCTGATGAACATCAACGCCACAGACCTAGGCACTCTGGTTATCAGCCAGCCATCTACCGACCTTCCTGCCATCCGCATTTCTTTGAATGTGGCAGTCGGCGGCAGTCTGCCAGCCGGAGGTAGTGTTCGTCAGATTCTCCGGAAACTTTCCTCGGCTCCGTATGATACCGAATGGAGCAATGACCAGGATGCCCAATGGGGACAGGTGACCGGAAGCATCACGGCCCAGGCAGACTTGATGGCGTTGCTTGCCGCCAAGCAGTCCGTCTCTGGAATGTCCAACTACCTCACGCTTTCGCAAGCATTGGCTGGATATTATCCGCTCAACAATCCTGCCGGATACATCACGGCTAGTGCAGTTGATATTTTCCTTACGCCTTCTGAAGCGTCTGCCATCTACCAGACCAAGGCGGACATGGTTCCGTATATCACGGATGCCGAAGCCGCCATTAAGTTGGAGCCGTATTGCTATCCTAGATACAGCAACCCTGCTAACTATGCCACGGAGTCCTGGGTCACGGGCCGTGGCTACGCCGCCCTTTCCGGAGCGTCCTTTTCTGGAACTGTCTATGTTCCGGCTCTGCGTAATCTGCTCAACACCGATTTGGTCATCGACTCATACAATGACGATGCCGCCGGAACGCACTATCTCCACAAGTTCACACCCTTTGACGGCAAGTTCGTTCTCGCACCGAATGGCGGTGGTCTGACTTTCCCAGACGGAAGCACCCAGGTGACTTCGGCCCTTCCGCTGTCTGGTGGAACGATGTCTGGCAAGTTGAACACAACGCAGACTGCCACAACTGCCGGATTGAACATTGGCTTCTTGGCATCTGTTCCATCGACAACTGTGGCCGGAGATGTATGGATTGGTGATAACCTAAACTTCAAAGACAAGAACGGGACAACCAAGTTGGTGGCAAACGCAAGCACACAGAATACATTTACACAGCCACAGGTCATCGCTCCTCCATCAACCGCAACGCTTCCTGCCTTACGCATCACCAACACGGCGGCTGTCAATTCGTTTGTGGTTGAGGACGAAGCCAACCCAGATGCCACACCATTCGTAGTAGGGTCTGATGGTCGTGTCGGCATCCACGGCTCTCCGGCTACCAACACGGCTCACAAACTTGCCATCTATAACGGAAATGTCGTTTTCTCGCAGGGCTTTGGTTTGGCCTTCGGAGATGGAACCACGCAAGTTACTGCCGCCACGCCGTTCGACCCTACGGGATACGCCACGGAATCTTGGGTAACTAGCCAGAACTATCTTACCTCTGCTGTTCTCGCTGGATACGCCACTCTGAATAGTCCCGTGTTCACGGGAGATGCACGGGCCGTGACTCCTGCCTTAAGCGATAACGACACCTCAATCGCAACGACTGCTTGGGTTAAGGGACAGTCCTACTTGGTCGCGGGAAATCTTTCTCTTTACGCTCCGCTATCCGCACTTGCGGCTTACGCACCGCTGAACAGTCCCATCTTCACGGGAGATGCACGGGCCGTGACTCCTGTTTTAACCGACAACGATACTTCTATTGCAACGACTGCCTTCGTTAAGGGACAGTCTTACATCACGGCTTCTGCACTCACCGGATACGCCACGGAATCCTATGTCACTAGCCGTGGTTATATCACCAACTCTGCTCTGACTCCATACGCCCAACTGTCTGGAGCCACCTTTACGGGCAAGATTTTCTGCACCGCTGTTTCTGGAAATGCTGGACTTAATATTGGTATCGGTGGAACTGAACCAGCCAGCACGACTAATGGAGACATCTGGATTCCTAGCGGTATCGGTGGTGTCATCAACTATCGTGATGGCTCCGGAACCTGGAGGAATGTTCTGGCGAACAATCTTCCTAACATCATCGATGTAAATACTGCAACTTCCACAGCACTTCGCATCACTCAAAGAGGTGCGGCCAATGCGTTTGTCGTTGAAGATTCCACTACTCCAGATGCCACCGCATTTGTAATTAATTCCAATGGAAGGGTCGGCATCGGTATTGCTCCGGATGCTACTGCCGCTCTGAAGATTGACTCAACGGGTATGTCGTTCAACGGCCTGGTCGTGAACCCAACCAGCGTCACGGGACATGGCGGCGGGCCGCACACCAACGACCTTCTCATTACCATCAATGGCGTTCAATACGCCATCGCTCTCCGAGCAGTCTAATGAGCAAAACCATCAAAGTCATTATCCCTGCTGGTAGCGATGCCGTGTTCTACATTGATGGACGCATCATCCAGCGTGACACCTTCCACACGGAGACTACTGTGTTCACGCAGTCCGAACACTTCATCGGAACATCCGGTGAAGTGGATTCCAAGATTATCGAACTTTCCCTAACATGACCTACATCATCCTATCCGTCCTATCCCTGCTCATCGGCTTCCTGGCTGGTGTTCTAGTGAAGCGTCATAATATCGACAAGGTTTCCCGTGTCATCACGGAAGCCCAGATGCTCAAGGAAAAGGGCAAAGCCCTGCTCGACTCTCTGAAGAAGAAGTAAGCCGTGGACTTGAACCTTAACAACCTGGCCTCGATTGTTTCGCTGGCCTCTGCGTTTGCGGCTTGGGCCGTGATTCCCTGGCGTGTGTCCCAAGTCGAAGTCCGTATCCAGCGGCTTGAGGAATCCGAGCGTGATTCCGCTTCCCGCATGGCCGCTATCGAAACCGAGTTGAAACTGACCCGCCATACTGTTGAGAAGATTGCGGAGAAACTGAATGTGAACTGAACAGCGAAGCAACCGCACAAGACCCGCAAGCACTTTACCCATAAAATCCCGCCCATACTCTTATCATGCCCGACTCATTCCTGCACGGCGTAGAAGTTGTCGAAGTTACTTCTGGTTCTCGCTCCATCCGAACTGTCAGTTCGTCTGTCATCGGCCTTGTCGGAACGGCTCCCGATGCCGATGCCGCCGCCTTCCCGCTCAACACTCCGGTGCTTATCGCCGGATATGAGCCGACCCTCATCGCCAAACTCGGAACCGATGGAACGCTCTTTGATGCTGTCGATGGTATCTTCGACCAGGCGGGTGCTGTCGTGGTTGTTGTCCGTGTCGCTGAAGGCGTTGATGCCAACGCTACCCGTGCCAATGTCATCGGCGGTATCGATGGCTCCGGTAACTACACGGGTGTGCAAGCACTCTATGGTGCGGAGTCTATCCTCGGTGTCAGTCCTCGCATCTTGGTCGCTCCGTCCTTCACCAGCACTCTCGGTGTTATGACGGCCTTCGTTACTGTTGCCAACCGCCTCCGTGCTATTGTTGTCGCTGAAGGCCCGTCCACCAACGATGCCGCCGCAATCGCCTATGCTGGTTCGTCCGGCTCCGAGCGTGTCTACCTGGTTGACCCTGCCGTTAAGGTTCTCAACTCCCTTGGTGTTGAAGTGATTCAGTCCGTCTCGGCCCGTGTCGCTGGCATCATCGCCAAGGTCGATAACGACAAGGGCTTCTGGTGGTCTCCTTCCAACAACGAAATCAGCGGCATCACCGGAACCGAGCGTCCTATCGACTTCGTTCTTGGTGACGCTAACAGCCGAGCCAATCTGCTGAATGCCGCCAATGTCACGACCATCGTTCGTCAGAACGGCTTCCGCCTTTGGGGTAACCGCACTTTGTCGGCTGACCCGAAATGGGCTTTCCTCTCCGTCCGCCGCACGGCTGACATCATCCAGGACTCCATCCTCCGTGCCCACCTTTGGGCTGTTGACCGCAACATCACCAAGACCTATCTGACGGATGTTGCCGATGGCGTGAACGCTTACCTCAAGTCGCTCAAGGCCCAGGGTGCTATCATCAACGGCGAATGCACTCCGGCGGCTGACCTCAACACTCCGGCGAACATCGCCCAGGGTAAGGTCTACTTCGACATCAAGTTCACGGCTCCTTATCCTGCCGAGCATATCACCTTCCGCTCCGCCCTGGTGAATGACTACCTCACGGAAATCGCCTAACCCCTAACGACAAACACTCATGGCTATCGCAAACAAATATCTCAAGTCCTGGTCTGCCTTCATTGACGGCAAGGGCTTCGCTGGCAATGTGAAGGAAGTGACCCTTCCCACGCTCACCCTCAAGACGGAGGACTTCCAGGCGGGTGGCATGGATGCTCCGGTTGCTATCGAGATGGGCCAGGAGAAACTCGAAGCCAGCGTTACGCTCACTTCGTATGATGCCAGCGTCCTCGCTCAATGGGGTCTCGGTGAAGGTTACGAAGTTCCCTTCGTTGTGAAGGGTGCGTTGGAATCCTTCAACGGCGAAGTCGAGGCCATCAATGTTTCGATGCGTGGCAAGGTCACTTCGGTTGAGATGTCCGCCTGGACTCCTGGTGGTGAATCCACTCTGAAGATTACGCTGAACCTCCACACCTACCGCTACGAGCAGAATGGTGCTGTCATCTACGACATCGATGTTGTGAACATGGTTCGCATCATCAACGGCGTTGACCGCCTTGCCGCTCGCCGTGAGGCCATCGGTGGTAGCGGTTCCGTTGTAGGCGGCATCCTCAACGCCTTCGGTCTCTAATCCTTCCCGATGACTACCACCTCTAACACCATCGAACTAGAGTTCCCAATCAAGATTGCCGGAGCATCTGTTCAAGTCCTGTCGATGAGACGCTCCACAGTCGGAGATGTCCTCACCGCCAACCGCATCAAGGATGAAGTCGAGCGAGAGATTGTCCTGTTCGCTAATCTCTGCCAGGTAACTCCGGAGGATATCCGGAGCATCGACCTCAAGGACTACCAGAAGTTGCAAGAGGTGTTTCGGTCTTTTACTTTATGAGCGTAGAGGATACCCGCCTGGGTGTCCTAACGCTCGCAAAGTGGACAGGGTGGTCTCTCGCAGAAATCGGTGATATTGAAATCGGTGAGTTCCTCGA